GAAAAGAGTCTGAAATTTACTTTGAACCTAATGATATTAGATGAAGTGTAGAAAATGAGATTATACAATCTATCAAGATGTGAAGTTATTTATTGGCTTGAGAATTTTCTAAACAGAACGGAAGAGAACAAAAGGATTGGATAGATACATTAGAGAAAAGAAAAGATGGCACTAATACAATCACACTTACGCCAGAAGAACTATACACAATAAGAATGATATTTAAGGATTGTATAGCTACTCCATTTTATTACATACAACCATATGAATGTTTAGATTGAGAAGTAGGATTACTGAATGTAAGATTAATTGCTAAACAATAATTATGGCTTGAGGAAGACCAACAGAATTTAATGAAACATACACAGAGAAAGCTAAAAAATATCTTGCTCAATGTATAGATATTCAGGTAGACGAAAAGACACTGAAAGTTAAGTTACCGACAATAGAATGATTGGCTAACTATCTTGATATTCATAAGGATACTGTTTATGATTGGAAGGGAAAATACCCAGAGTTTTCCGACGTTATTGCAACAGTATTGCAAAAACAGGCTGAATGATTAATCAATAATGGACTCTCTTGAGCATACAACCCAACCATTGCTAAAGTGCTTCTCACTAAGCATTGATACACTGATAAAGTCGAAACAGATAACCGAAATACTAACGCTGATGTTACAGAAGATTTATCACCTGAACAAAAGAAACTCATTGCACAACGATGGACAACGAATTAGCATTCTTCAAAGAACAAGCTCGTAAAGACTTATTGTCGTACTCTGTGTACTGCGATAAGTTTTTTGAAATTAGTCCACACCATGAATTGATTGCAGACCATTTGAGTAGACTCTTAAAAGGGGATATACAAAACCTGATAATAGAAATGCCACCTCGTGCTTGAAAGTCTCGCTTAATGCAAGAGTTTATATCTAAACTGTACTGAGATTACCCTAGAACTGATATTCTCTATACAGGTCATTCCCTAAATTTGTTAGAGGGCTTCTCACGTAACATACGAAATAGAATACAAACAAGAGAATATCAAAGCCTTTACAATACTAGAGTGAGTTGAGATAGTGGAGCCGTTAAGAATTGGAACATAGAATGAGGCTGAGAGTTTGCTATTTACTGAGTTTGAGGTGGTATTACAGGTAAAGGTGGTAATATTCTAATCTGTGATGACCCTTACGCAACAAGACAAGATGCTGAGTCTGACACAGTGAGACGAACTGTCTCTAATTGGTATTGGTCTACATTCCTTACTCGTAAGCAAGACGACAGAGCCAAACAGATTATTATTATGCAGAGATGGAGAGAAGATGATTTAGTAGGTGAGATACTAGAAAGAGAATGAGACAAGTGGACAGAGCTAAAAATCCCTGCACTCAATGAACAATGAGAGTCTTTCTGGGCTTCTCGTTTCTCTCGTAGTTACTTTGAGGACATAAAGAAGCAAAGCCCTTTATTCTTTGAGTCTCAATATCAACAGAACCCAATCAATACAGAGAACTGAGATTTCGTACAGTCTTACTTCATTCACTACGACCAACACGAACTAGAACAAGTGAAAAAGCACCTAAGTATTGTTACTTTCGTAGACCCAGCAATCTCACAGAACCAAGAAGCAGACAACACAGCTATAATAACAGCCTGAATTGATGCGAGAAGTAACTTTATCTATGTACTTGAGGTACAAGCATGAAAATACTTACCAGACGAGATTATTGATAGAACTTTCAAGACTCAACGTAAATGGGGAGGAAAAGTAGGAGTAGAAAGTATCGCTTATCAAAAGATGTTAATTTTAGAAATGCAAAAGCAAATGAGAATAAGAAGCCACTTTTTTACTCTTGAAGAGATACGACCAAACACAGAGAAGAATGCAAAGATAAGAACGCTCTTGCAACCTCGTTATGCTTCTCATTCTATTCTGCACTCTATTTTCATGGCAGACTTAGAAGCTGAACTTCTTAAATTCCCGAATGGTAAGCATGATGATATGATTGATGCCCTTTCGTGATGTATTCAGATGTTTAGTACTACATCTATTGAGTCTGAATGGTCTTGAGAAAGTGACTCATTTATATAATCTTGCACAAGAGAAAAACACCTTATAATTAGAATATGGACTATATACTCAACAAAAATATCAAAGCACCAAAATGATGGTCTTATGATAGAATTCTCTCAAAAGTAATGAAAGAATTACAGGACTCTTACAACTACACAGAGTTAAAGAGACAGAAGAAACGTGACCAATTAAAACTATACGTTAATCAAGATAAAGAACCAGAAAGGATTAGTGATAATTCACTTTATTCGAGTATGCAATCTTGGATGGCTGCAACAACTAGCGACCAAAAGAGTGTTGCTTGGCTCGGAAGAGATTGGATGGATGAAAACATAGCAGAAAATCTCAATCACCTTTCTAAATTTGATTGGGAAGAAATGGATATGCCAGAACACGAGATTAAACGAAGATGGAACGAAGGAATGTTTGGTGTATCAATCCTACAAAAGAAAGGATGGAAGCATAATAGACCTGTTTGGGAAGTTCGAGACCCTTTAGCTTGGATTCCTGATAAAAGAGGATGGCTAAGAAGTCGCAATTTCTCTTACATGTATTTCGATATAGATGCACCTGTTTACTCACTCAAAGAGGAAGATGGTTATTTTAATCTCGATATAGTCGAAGAAGCTGGGGCTTGAAGCACTATAACAATTCAGAATGATATTGCTTCTTGTGTGCCTCGTAATATCCAGACTGGGATACCTGAGTCTGATGGAAACGAATTAGTTAATATAAAGGATGGTTATACTCGCATAAACTGAGTACCATATTGTGTGACTATATGCAATCAAATTATCATACGTTTTGAACCTATCAAAGCTATTACTAAGATTGAAAAAGATGACCCAACAGAAATAGACTTTCCTGTTATTCTCCGTTACTTCTCTCCTATACCTAATGACCCTTTCGGAATATCTCTTGCAGACCTCGTAGAAGATGAACAAACAGCAATGACAATATTGAAGAACTTAAAACTAATCCAAGAGAAAGACCTTGCTTTAGGTGATACAGTTCTCGTATCCAACCAAGTAAAGAACCGAACAGACCTATTAAAAGCTCCTAGCCTTACTCGTAGACGATTTATCTCAGTCGATAGTGAGAACGTACAAAACATGACTGCAACTATTCCTAAATCACAAGGCTCTAGCGATTGGTACAACTTTGAACAAAAACTAAGAAGCGATACACAACTTGCAACAGGTATATCAAACGTACAAGCGTGAGTGACTGAGGACACTAAACGTACAGCAAGTGAAATACAAGCAAGCCAGAGAAATGCCAATGCTCGCTTCCTCTTAGGTTTTCAAATACAACTCGTAGCAGATAAAGACTTCTGGCGTTTATGGTATCGTTGCTACCAAGAATATATGAGTGATACATCTGAAAAGGTAGTTCGTATTACTTCTGGTCTTACTCCGAAAGTATCAGTATTTAATCGAAAGGATATAACAATACAAGACCCTGATGTAGTTCTTGACTCAGAAGAGAATATTAAGCGTATCAATAACGATATTCGTGATGCTTGGATGGCTTCATACAATTTCTACATGCAAGACACAGAAATACCTGCAATATCTAAAGCTCTCTTCAAGCGTAAGTATTACCAAATCGTACTCAAGGTTACAAAAGAAGAAGCCTATGAGAAAGTACCAGCATCTGCACAAGAACTCTACGCATGGGAAGATGTCAAAGCAATCAATCATGGTAACCTAGTTTACCCAGACCAAAGTATCGACCCTTATACAATGTTAATAATCGCTCAGAGTGCAGAAGATAGTAAAAATAAGTTCGCCTATATTGAAATGTGCAAGCTAATGATTATAATGACGACACAACAAGCTAGTACAGCTCAAACAAGCACTACAGCTTCTCAAACTCAAGCACAAGTTACTAACAACATGTTACAACAATCAAACCAGCCACAGAACCAAACACAAGCACTTACTATTTAATCCTTTTTTATGCTCGTTCCTCGCTCTCTTTTCTCAGATGAAGTTATTGCTAACCAACTCGTAGGATTACAAGTTAAATTCTTAGAAGAAGTAACTGCAATGCACTCTGTTTCTACAGACTTTCTTATCAACAATAACCAAGAGAGCTATAGCAAGGCAGAAACACCAGAAGCACAGGAGACTATCATAAATAACGTATCAAAATTAAAAAAGAACCAAGAGACACGAATAAACAATTCAGTAATACACATCTGACGCTGCCAACGAATAGAGAGGAGCAGAGACAGGG